ATCAAAAACAAGCTCGAAGATGCGACCAACGAGCAGGATATTGAGAGGCTTGAGGCGTTCCTTGATGAGCTGAACAGGCGCCGGATCGATGCGTTCAAGCGTCCGGTTGCGTATTGGGTCTTGACGTATCATCCGGGTGACTACGACTTCACCAACACAATCCGCGCCAAGAAGCATGAGCGCATTCCGGCGGATCAAATCGTTCACCTGTTCAAGCCGACGCGCGCTGGTCAGACGCGAGGCGAGTCACCAATGGCTCCGGCCATCAATGCGCTGAAGATGCTCGACGGGTATCGCGAGAGTGAGATTGTTGCTGCGCGAACTGCGGCGTCGAAGATGGGCTTCTTCACATCACCTGCCGGAGATGGATTTAATCCAGACGACATCCAAAATGACATGCTGATCATGGATGCCGAACCCGGTACATTCCACCAGCTGCCAAACGGCGTAGACTTCAAGACATTCGATCCAGACCATCCGACATCTGCCTTTGCTGACTTCCACAAGGCTGTGCTTCGTGGCATCGCCTCTGGCCTTGGCGTGAGCTATTCATCGCTGTCTGGCGACCTTGAGGGAACCAGTTATTCATCCATCCGTCAGGGCGCGCTTGAAGAGCGCGACTTCTATCGGTTGCTGCAGAGCTGGATGATCGAACATTTGATCGAGCCGATTTTCCGTGAGTGGTTGAGCTTCCACATGGAGTTCGGCACAACATCGAACATTGGCATTGACAAGTTTGACAAGTTTATGAACGCGGCACACTTCCGTGGTCGTGGATTCAGCTGGGTCGATCCCAAGAAGGAGATCGAGGCTGCCGTCATCGGACTGCAAAATGGATTGCTTTCGATGCAGGACGTGGCGAACAACTATGGCCGCGACGTGGAAGAGACATTTGCTCAGATCAGTCGCGACAAAGAGACGGCTGCACAGTTTGGGCTGTCTACTGCGTTCGAGCCGTTTGGCGCACAGAAGGCGCAGGTTCCGCCAGAAGTGGAAGGTGACGAATGAGCTACAAACCAACGCAGGGAATGGTCGAAGAAGCGGCTCGCGGTCTTGAGTGGCGAGAGGCGTTTGGTCGTGGCGGCACAGAAGTCGGCGTGGCACGAGCGCGCGACATCGTGAATGAGCGCAACCTGAGCGAAGACACTGTAAAGCGTATGTTCTCATTCTTCAGTCGTCACGAGGTTGACAAAGAGGCTGAGGGCTTTCGTCCGGGCGAAGAAGGTTACCCATCCGCCGGACGTATCGCGTGGGCATTGTGGGGCGGTGACGCCGGGTTCAGTTGGAGCCGGAATATCGTTGAATCACTGGATGAAGAGCGCGTCATGGATGACCGCAACGATCCTGAGATTTCAGATGCGGTTGAAAAGAATCTGCGCGAGCAAGCCGAAGAACATAACAAAGATGTTAATAATGCAGCGTCTAAGCGTACGAATTACCGTACACTGGCGGCTGTATTCCGCCGTGGAGTGGGCGCGTACTATACGAATCCAGAAAGTGTCCGGCCTAGTGTAAACTCGCCGGAGCAATGGGCATATGCGCGCGTGTCCAGTTTTCGGTATGCTTTACGCAATGGAAGCTTCCGTTCGGGCAAGCATGACACTGATTTATTACCAGAAGGACATCCTATGAGTAGCAAGCGACAGAATCAGGAGGAGATGGAGACAATGGGCATGAGCGAAGAGTCGCGTCCGTATCCGAATGAACACGCTGCGCGAATTAACGACCCGGACAAATACGAAGAGTTCCGCCGGGAAAATGACGCAGGCGGTGAAGGCATCCACTTCATCTATGGCATCTTCATGTTGGAAGGTGAGCGGACATCTGAGATCCAGAGCATTCGGTTTGACGACGACATGTTCACGCCAGAAAGCGCGATGGAATGGCTGTCAGACAATGACTACGACCCAATCATGTTTGAAGAAGCGATTGAAGAGCGCATCTTCTCGCGCCACATCGTTGAGATCACGGAAGACGACGACTCAATCATCATCAAGTTCGGCAAGGGCGAGATGTTTGAGGGCATCAATGTCATGCCGGAAGAAGTTGTCGAAGAAGAGATGGAGCAGCAGCGTTTTGATCGTCGCCATCTTGTCAAGCGTGAGATGGAAGTCGATCGCAAGTACATTGACGAGGAGACTCGCCGTGCAAGCGTTGTCATCTCAACCGAGAATCCAGTTGAAAGAGCATTTGGAAACGAAGTTTTAGATCACTCTGATCGAGCCATTAACCTGTCTTGGTTCGGAAGTGGTCGTGCGCCGTTACTGTTAGATCACGACATGACTAAGCAGATCGGCGTTGTCGAATCCGTGGAACTTGATTCAGCGGGCCGCGAGTTGCGCGCTCAAGTGCGTTTTAGTCGAAACGCACAGGCTGAAGAGGTGTTTCAGGATGTGGTTGATGGAATCCGCACTTCTTTGAGTGTTGGTTATCAAGTTGACCGTATGGAAAAAGAGTCGGACGGCACATTCCGTGTTGTTCAATGGACTCCAATGGAAGCATCTTTCGTTTCGATCCCAGCCGATAGTCAATCGCGTGTGGGCCGCAGCGCAGAAGCTCCGCAAACAGACGAAAAAGCAATCGAATCAGTTAAGGAGACAGAAATGACTGATACAGTAGATGTGCAAGCGGTATCTTCTGAAGCTACTGCAAACGCACGTAAAGAGGCGTCTAAGATCGTTGATCTCGGCGCGCGTCACAACCGCTCTGACCTCGCTCGTGAAGCGTTGGCCAGCAACCGCTCATATGACGAGTTCAAGGGTATGCTTCTGGACGCCATCGGTGACCAGCCACTCAAGAACGAAGACATTGGCATGAGCAAGTCTGAAGTTAAGCGTTTCAACCTCATGCGCGCTGTGAATGCGATGGCTAACCCATCAGATCGTCGCGCTCAAGAAGAAGCCGCTTACGAGTTTGAAGTGTCTGCAGCTGCACAGCAGCGTTCAGGCCGTGCTGCGAAAGGTTTGATGATCCCAACTGACATCTTGAAGTCTTGGAATCAGCGGACAATCAACGCGCAAACTGACGACACTGCATTGATCCCTGAAGAGTTCCGCGCCGGTGACTTCATCGACGTGCTTCGTAATTCATCATCTGTCATGCAAGCTGGCGCAACTATGTTGCAAGGTTTGGAAGGCAATGTTGCGATTCCACGTAAGTCTGGAGCATCTTCTGCTGCGATCATCACCACTGAAGGTGGTTTGGCTGCTGAGTCAGAGCCAACTTTCGATCAGGTCACAATGACACCCAAGACTTTGGGTGCTTACACTGACATCACTCGTCAGATGATGGTTCAGTCAAGCCCAGACATCGAAGCTCTGGTTCGTGATGACTTAACAAGCGCAATGGCGTTGGAGATCGATCGTCTTGGTCTGTACGGATCTGGATCAAATGGTCAGCCAACAGGTATTAACGCTGCACTTGGTGCTGGTCAGAAGAAAGACTTTGCAAATGACACTCCATCATTTGCCGAGATCGTTGACATGGAAACCATCTTGCGTTCTGCGAATGCATTGATCGGTAACCCTGTTTACATCATGCAAGCGTCTAGCTATGGCCCATTGAAGACAACTGAGAAGGCGACTGACACTGCACAGTTCATTGTTGAGCCAGATGGCCGCATCAATGGATATGATGTCATCGTTTCCAACCAAGTTGGATCTCGCAACATCTTCTTCGGTAACTTCGCAGACCTGTTGATCGGCATGTACGGTGGACTTGACCTTCTGGTTGACCCATACACCAACAGCCGTTCTGGTACTGTTCGCATCCGCGTACTTCAGTCTTTCGACTTGGCACTGCGCCACGTAGAGAGCTTCGTACTCGGCGACGAAGGTATCTCATAAATAACGGGGCGGCCTTCGGGCCGCCTTCTTTGAGGTTGTTATGACAGTAGAATCCGCAAATGATCGTCTCGCGTTTCTCAACGATTTCGGTGTTGATTGCGTGTTCAATCGTAAGAACTTCAAGGGCATTTTTGACAACGCCTTCAATGAGCTGACGCCGGGCGGCAACGTGTCGTTCTCGATACAAGAAGCGCAGCTGCACTGCCGGACATCTGATATCGTGACTGTGGAGATCGGATCGACTGTGAAAGTCGATGGCTCGAACTTCATTGTTCAGGATAAGCAGCCAGACGGAACAGGAATGACTGTACTGATGTTGGAGCGTCAATGAGCCACGTCCGCAAGCAGATCAGAGACCATCTACTTTCGACGATCACCGGTCTGTCTACGACCGGATCGAAAGCGTATGCGAGCCGCGTCTATCCACTCGACTCTGGCAAGTTGCCAGCTGTGATTGTTTACACACTGTCAGAGGACATCGTTGAAAGCGCGTTCTCGAAGCGGAGGGAGCAAGACCGGCAGCTTGACGCGATTGTGGAAGGGTATGTGCGCGCTCTGAACACCTTTGACGACACGCTTGATCAGATTGCGTCAGAGGTCGAGGCCGCAATTCTTGCAGACACCACGCTTGGTGGCCTTGTCAAAAATGTAGAACTGACCGGAACAGATACTGACTATGCAGGGGACTCTGAACAACCTGTTGGTACTGTCCGGTTGACTTTTCGGATACAATATCGAACTGTAACTGGTTCGCCCAACTCAGCCATTTAAGGAGACATTTTCATGGCGGTAGCAACTTCAGCAGATGGATCAATCACCGTTGGCGGTAACGCTGTCGCCGAGGTGACTTCTTTCTCATTTGAACAAACATCGGACACTGCGGAATCAACTGCGATTGGCGATACGGATCGCACGTACATCGCGACCTTGAAGCAGTACACAGCGAGCATCGAGGGACACTTCGACCCAGCTGATACAAATGGACAACTTGCGCTGGATGCCGGTTCAGAACTGTCGTTTGAGATCTTCCCTACTGGTGAGACTTCAGGTGACAAGAAGTATTCTGGCACTGGAATCGTGACCAGCTTCTCTGTGAATGATTCATTGGGTGACATGGTGAGCTTCTCTGTGAGCGTTCAAGGCACAGGCGCGCTGACCGAAGCTGCGGGTGACGCATGAGCATCGCTGACAAGCTGAAGGAGCGGATTGCGTTTCAGGCTAAGTCTTTCCACGTTTCAGAATGGGAAACAGATGTGTACTGTATGCCGTTCACTTGTGGCGAGATGGACAAGCTGCAGAAGCGTCATCCGGGATTCCTGAACAATCTCGGCGGTGAGGCAATGGTTGATCTGATCGTGATGAAGGCTCTGGACGAGAACGGAAAGCAGCTTTTCACACTGAAAGAGAAGCCGTACTTGTTGCGTGAAGAAGCGACCGTGATCAACGATGTAGCTTCTAAGCTAATCGCGCAGATCGGGTTAGAGGACAGCTCCCAAAAAAACTAATTGACGATCCGTTCAGGCTCTCGCTCTTTCGTCTGGCGGATCGATTAGGCAAAACAGTATCGGAATTGGATGAGATGCCAGTTTCCGAGCTTTATGAGTGGGGCGAGTATTTGAGAATCGAGGCGGGACAGAATGGCTGATCAAAATATCTCACTTGCCGTCACTGGCCGCAATGAAGCCAAGCGCGCACTCAATGATGTCATCAACGACCTAGGCCGCACTCAAAAGGCTGTTAATAATACCGCCAGCTCTACAAAGAAAATGCAGAGTGGTTTTGCCGGTGTTGGTCGAGGAGCCGGGCAAGCCGGTATCCAGATGCAGCAATTCATCGGGCAGCTGCAGGGCGGTGTCAATCCAATGGTTGCTTTGTCTCAGCAATCTGC